TTACAGGTTGGTTTGACTTAATGCCTGATGACGCACCACCATCGCCGTGCGTCTTTGCCAATTGTCCCCATAAATCTCACGCACGCTAAGACTGCCATGGGGATGGTGCAAAATTAGGGCATTACCCACACAATCAGGCGTGGTTTCGCTTTTTAACTTGCCATCGCCCACATAAATCAAAGCATGATTGACATGATGCGTCCGCCCAACACGGCACAAGATGACATCGTGCTTTTGTAAGTCGGTTTCATCTTGCATCTTGATAAAACCTGCTTTGGTGAAGTTATTTTCATAAAGTGGTTCATGGTTCTCATCCTCCCACCAGCCATCTCTGCGGTGAAAATCAGGCAGGTGAATATCAAGCTCACGGCTGTAATAATCACGCACCAAGCTATAGCAATCTTGTACGCCATGATGATACTCACGCCCTAATAATGGGGCTTGATACGCTTTGGGCTTATGGCGTTTGACATCAAAGTACTCTTTGCCATCAGCGTGGTAACCAAAAGCACAAATCACCCAATCTAGCCCATGTATGCTCATTTGCACCCTATCCACTTCGGACGGCTCAGCATTGCCGTCAGGGTGGCTATGGACAATCGCTTGTATTTGACCCTTTTCCCCCATCTCAAACATGTCAATGGGGTCTATCTCAAAATGCTCGGTAGGATTTGGGGTAACATTATCACAGGGGTAATACTGCCCATCTATGATAAGCCCACAGCATTCAGCAGGATAGCAGATTTTGGCGTGGGCGTGGATAGCTTCTTTAATGGTTTTGGTTAGTCGCATGGTTTATCCAATAAAAAACCGCCCAAGTTGTACTTGGACGGCTGAATATTTGTTTATAATTCAAAGGCTTATAAAATAAAAAAGCCAAATAATTTTGCGAAAAAACGTAGAAATTAATTGACTTTATTTGTATATTGTAATACAATACATTTCATCAACACAAGGGGTGTTGATTGGGCTAGGACAAGCCTAGCGGTAACATAAGGAGGAAAGGCAATGCTAAGACTCACAATCATCATTGCCCTGCTGTTGCTAAGCTATCCAGCTTACTAACGGTATAAAGCCTAAGGTAGTTGCAGCTACTAAGGCAGGTTAGGTGGAAACGCCTAGCCACTCCTTACCCATTATCATAGCACCATTTTTATAAAAATCAAGGATTTTTTATGGCAGACAAAGCAAGCCCGCAAGCACGCAAAAAAGCAACCGCTAACTATTTTGATAAGTCACTGGCACGCATCGGACTTGTCATTAGCCATACTGAGCCTCATGTTTTAGATGCCTTAAATCAGATTATGGCTCATAAGGATTGCTCTAAGGCAATGGCAATCAAAATCGCTTTGGTTGAGTATGCCAAAACGCTTGACTAAATCAAACCAGCGGCAGGAAATCCGCCAAATCGCTGTTCATTATCTCTTAGTTTGCATTCGGTCATTCGCCCACCACATCTGTCTAGTGCTGGATTGTCGGTGGGCTTGCCGTCTGTGGTAAAGCGGTTGGTGCCGATATAGCCACATTCTTCGCCACGATAACGACCACAGACCGCCCAATGGCAGTAGCTGGTGATTTGACGCACAGGGATTTTTTGCCCTTCAAAGTCCGCAGGGTTTGATAATTCAAAGGTGGTGGTGACATTGGTCTGGCTTGTTTTTTGCTCAATGTACCAGTTTTGGATTTTAAAGTTTTGTTCGTCAGCACTGGTCAGATATTCTGCTAATGTATGAATGACTTTTAATTTAGCCCCTACAAAATCACCGAACTTTAGGCATAAAAAGCGTAAGGCTTGGGGTATGCCACCAATGTCGTTATGAATGATCAAAGTAGGGGTAGAAGCACGGCCATCTGAACGCATCTCAAGCCCATCGGCTTTGATGGCGATGGGGTGAAAATCCTGCCCCTGCCATCTAATCACCCCATCGTTATGCCCATGAAAACGGTAAATCTCACCGCCCAATTTTCGTGCGTCTAATTCGTACAAGGTAATAAAGCCTTGTACAGTGGTTTGTTGTATGTCTGTGTTAAAACTCATGGCAATCTCATTTGATTAATCCGCCTAAGTGCCTGCATAACGCTAAGCACTTAGGCTATTACTTCCCAGTTTAACTAGTAAGTTAAACTTACCAGTTTGGCAGATTACTAACACAAATCTTAAGCTAATTTACTTAACTTGCTTACTGTGTTTGCTCAGCCCCATCATCTGCCTTGTCTGTGGCTTCACTGGCAAGGGCAGCACGCACCCCATAACGGTCATTTTTATAAGACAAGCTAAATTCGGTGACCGTTTGGCTGTTGTCCCAGCCTTGTAATTGGCGTAACTGGTTAGACGCCCATGCCAAAAGGTCAGCACGAAACGCCGTGGTACGATTGCGTTTTAGCACACCATTATTCGGCTCATTGTTACTCACTTCAAAGCCGTCATCCTCAGGGTAGTAGATGACTTCAATGGTGGCAGCTTTATCGCCATGTTGGTTTTTCCAAAAGTCCACCTGTGCGATAAAGCTCTGTAATACCGTCGCTTCGGTGCGTGATAGTTCGGTTAGAGTTGTTTCACTCATTGTTTTGCTCCTAAAAAAGCCCTTGATTTACAAGGGCTGTGGGTATGTCGCCGACATTAATGTCGGTGAGTTAAAAAACCGCTCATCAGATGGGCGGTTTGGGTTAAAAAACCTGCTTTAAAGTAAACCCAATTTGCCAAACATCGCCCCCCGTCTTTTGGCGTGATATCTCACCATCTAGGCGGACTTTAATGGCAGGCTCGCCCTTGATGGGGGCAAAGGTAAATGGCTCTACCCCTTTGGTATTTAATAAAAAGCTCAAAATCTCATCAATGACGGCTTTTGTGTCGGTTTTTGAACACTGCCATGATTTACGGCTGTTGTTAATGCCAAAACTTACCGCCTGCTCATAGCCATCACCAAAGGCGGTTATGGTGGTATTTAAGGCGGTTGTTTCGCTACTGTCTGCCGATATGTCCCATGTAAAAGTTTTCATTTTTTGCCAATTCTATGTTAAAATTTACCATAAATTATCCTTTTAAGTACCGTTTAAAGGGGTAATAAAAAACCCAACTGTTTGCACCAGTTGGGTTTTTGCTTATCTGCGGTATAGCCTGTCAAGATGTCCGTTTTGTTTGCTCTCTTGTATCACGACTTGCCGAGCGATTTTTGCCATGGCTTCGCCCATGGTTTTACCCATTTGGGTATCGGCTTGGACATTACTACCGTCAGAGTTTACGGTTACATGGACATTAATATGATTGACATGACCACCAATGCCATCACCACGGTTTAGCCGTTCAAGATTGCCAACGCCGATACGCTTTGTAGCTTTAGCATTTAGTACATATTCTTGACCATGTACTACCCCTGCCACCTGATTTATCCCCATGTTGCCTGTGTAGCCCCCTGTGGCAAACCCTTTGGGGCTAATGGCGTTAATCATGCTTAACACATGCCCCTGTTCCAAAGACACTTTGGCGACATTGGCAAGTTTTTGCCAAATTGTCACCGCTGATGGGTCTGCCCAAGCATCAGCAACCGCCTTACCCATTTTAACGCCCACATCCGCCAACGCATAGGCTTTTGACGCAGCGAACATGACACGGTAGGCTTTGGACTGCTCACCTGCTGTGTTTTTTAAAAACCCTGCAAATGCTGTTAAATGCTCTTGATAGTTTTTGACTTTAGCATCTTTTTCGGCTTGCTCATATCGCTCGGTGATTTGCTGTCTTAGGCTTGTGGCATTTTCAAGCTTATCGCTGTGCATTTGCTCATACCTATCAATTACCGCCATTTTTTCATCATATTCACGCTGTAGCCTTTGAGCTGGCGTTTCATTTGCCAGTGCTGTATCTTTCATTAGCGTATCAAATGCTTGTTTAGCATTTAGAGCATCTTTGGCATTTTGTAGCTTAAAGATGGCGTCTATTAGCTCATTGATTTCATCAGTGGTCGCATGGGCGTATTTGTCTGTCTGTTCAAGCTCATAAAAAAAGTCATCTAAGGGGTGATTACTGCCTAGCAATGCCAGCTGTTTGTTAATATCTTTTAGACTTTCCTCAATGCCGTCGCTTGCTTGTTTGGCGTCTTTGGCGGCTTGTAGCTTAATCATCTCATCTTTAAGAGTTGCCAACTGCTCAGTGGTATAATAAGCATATTTCTCAGCGTTTTGTAAGTCATATAAAAACTCAGCCAACGGCTCTTGACTACCCATAATTGCCATCTGTTTTTTGATGTCTTTTAGCGTGCTTTCAAACTCTTGGGTCGCCTCATGGCGATTGGTTGCATCAATTAGCTCTTGACTTGTTTTCTTGACTTGCTCAAACAAATCCAAAGACGCTCGGACAGATTTGTCGGTTTCATCATATTGTCTTTGCATGATTTCAATGCTGGTCAACCCAACATTGGCGAGATTTTGCTGGGCTTCGTGCAGCTATTGGGTGAGCGTTAGGATATTGCTTTGTAAGATTTGCTCTTGTGCCAACTTTTGTAATCGGCTGGTGTCTTGTTTGCCGTATTTACCAAAGGCAATGTCTTTGGTTAGCTGGGCGTATGGGTTGCCTTTAATGTGCTGTTTGGTTAAAAATATCTCTTCTGCGGTTTTTTGAAGGTCGCTTTCAAGGGCATTTTTTACGCTTTTAGCAAGGTTTTTGGCTTCTTTGGCTGCTATCGGTGCTTTATAGGCGATACCAATTGCCAAGCCCTCTGATATCCAGCCACCAACTTGTTTCATTACACGAGACGGCGAATGAATGTCAAAAAAGCCTGTAACCGCATTTTTTACGCTACTTGCCATCTCTTTGGCTTTGCTAACCGCTGCATCTATTTTCTCGCTGATACCATTAATAAAGCCCTGCATGGCATCACGCCCAACTTGTAGTAAATCTTTGCCAAGTTTTTTTAAGGCATCTACAATGTTACCAACCAATTTTTTTAAGATATCAACGGCTTTTTGAAAACCATCTTTGATGGCGTCTTTTACGCCTTGCATATCGCCAGTTAATACGGCTGTTATCACTTTAAAAGCGGTGCTAAAGATGGTTTTCACCATCTCAAAGCCTGCATTAAAAATGCTGGCAAAAATGGTAACACCTGCCATAAAAATCGCTTTCATGGCTTCAAATTGTGTACTGATAATGCCAGATATTTTATCAAAAACATGGCTAACAACACTGACAACCGCCTGCCAAACGGTTTTAGCAATACTAACCAAGCCGTCCCATGCGTTTTTAAAAAACTCTAAAACAGATTTGATGATAGGCTTTATTTTATCAATGGCGTAAGAGACAAATTCTGTTATCGCATGCCACACACTTTTAGCAATATTGGCAATGCCATCCCAAACCGCCCCTACCACCTCCCCAATCGTGCTAAATATTTCACCAATGTTGGCAACCATCTCTTGTACTGGTTTTGGCATTTGTGATAACCAATTAAAAAAGGTCTGTTTGACTTTACCCCAAAGCCTGCCAAACCATTCACCAATGCCCTGCCAAGCTTGTTGTATGCTTTCCCAAGCTTGGCTTGCATAGTCACTGACTGCTGCCCAAATCTCTTGCCCTTTGGCTTTGATTAAGTCCCAGTTATCATACAATAGTGCACCGACAGCGACGACAGCAGCGATAGCAGCGACAACACCCAAGATTGGTGCAACAGCAACCGTTGCGCCTGCGGTTAATATCGCCCAACCTGATGCCAAAATTGGCAATACAGCTAATACGCCACCAAGGATTGTTAAAACGCCAGTAAATGCGCCTGCGATACCTACGATAGCAGCGACAAAGGTCGGATTTTCTTTTGTGAAGTCAGCGAATGCATTAAGCACAGGAATGACTGCATCTCTGACGCTATCAAGCGCAGGTTTAAACACTTCGCCCAAAGCGGCGCTTGCATTTTCCAGAGAGTTTAAAAACATCTGATTGCGTGCTTCACTCGTGCTTGAGACATTTTTCGCTTCTTGAGCCATTGAACCGATATAGCCTTGTTGTTCGGCTAACAATTCATTAATTTTCTCTAAAACATCAGGTGCACCTGCTAATTGCACAATATCATCGCCAAAGTTTTTACCAAATAAATCGGTCACAATGCCAATTTTCTGATCCTTTGGTAATTGCTCAATGCCTTCAAGCAGTTGCATGATAGCTTTATAGCCATCTTCTCTGATTGTCTTACCAAATTCTTGAGCATTTAGCCCCATGGCTTTTAGTGATGCCGCTACATCTTTATCTGCAACATCAAGTGTCGATAAAGTTGTTAGCATTGAGTTAATCGCTGTACTTGCTACTTCAGGCGCTTTACCCAATGAGATCATTGCACTTGTTAGTGCGACCGCTTCTTTTTCAGCTAAACCAAACGCTTTAGCCGTACCGCCAATTCGTGTTAATGATTCGACAATTTCAGAAGCTTTGGCAGGCATATTATTTGATATAGTGTTAATCATATCGCCAAATTCGCCCATCTCTTCAATCGGCTTACTGAAAATATTAGCAAGTTTAGCCATGCTATCACCTGCTGACTCAGCAGATATATCAAAAGCAGTTGCCATGTCAGCGGTTAATCTTGTAAATGCAATCAAGTTTTCTTCAGCGACGCCAAGCTGACCGCCTGCCGCTGTAATTTGTGCAAGCTCTGTAAATGTCAAAGGGATTTGCGTACTAAGCGCTTCAAGCTCTGCGCGCATATCTTTTAGTCCGTCAGGGCTTTTAAAGTCCACGACTTTTGAGATACCTGCCAAAGCTGATTCAAATTCATTTGCTTTGCCGATTGATAGTGCCACCGTGCCTGAGATAGCAGCAAAGCCAACCGCTGCGACGGCTGTGGCTTCTTTAAATGATGCTGCCAAGCCTTTTTGAGCATTTGACGCTTTTTTAGCTTCATCACCAGCTTTTTTACTGGATTTTGACGCCTTGTCTGCCTTGTCTGAAAAGCCATCAATACCAACGCTTGCCTTACCGCTTGATTGTTCAATCTTATCAAAATGCTCTTTTAGATTTCCCAAGGCGGTATTAGCACTATCGGCATTTACCTGTATGTCTAAGCGATATGTATTTGACATAAATTCACCCAATAAAAAACCGCCCATAAAGGACGGTTGGTTTTTTAAGTTATATAGTGCTATTTAGCTTGTTGATTGGTGCGGATTACTCTAAAGATAGCAATCGGGGTGATGCCATAACTGCTTGTATTCCTACCCATTGTTTCTTTGAGCGACTGAGACAATTCCAAGATTACATCACCAAAGCTACCAGTTGTCATATCTATATTCATATCATCATTTGGGATGGCGTCTAACACTCCCAAAACATAATATTCCCCAAATAACACCTTACCATGCTTTAGGTTGATATCGTGTGGATTGCCGACCATTTCTCCACGATTTAAGGTCATCCATACCATGTCTTCACCGACTTTTAGTCTAGCTTCAAGTGCATATGGAATAGCCTTAATTAATTGAACCACTGGCTTGTTTTCCTCAAGCTTTTTCTTTACCGCCTGCCTTTTTCTATCACCATACAATTGCTTGCATTCTTCTTCGGTTGCAAAGTGCATTGTTGGCTCAAGTAGATTTTGCAGTGTTTCTATATCTGTAATGCTTAGCACACCGTTTAATAACACCAAATTACCTGCTGAATTCTCACCAAGTTCTCGACTGATAAATCCTAACTCGTCTAGCTTATCAATCATTTCCCTAGGTAATGTTGGTGTCGCATCATAAGTCTTTTCGCTAGATTGATTTTCACCTGTAGCATAGTTCACCTTAGCGTCAATCTTTGCCATAGCATTTACGCCTAAAGCACCCTCGCTCGCTAAGCTGCTATTAAGTGCGTTATTTGCCTTAATGCTAGCCAACGAGCCAAACCCGGTCAGCTGCGCATAAAACGAGCGAATTTTAATGCTGTCAAGATATAAAAAATCAAAGAGAGATTCTGTGGTTGGTGATTCTTGCGCCATGGTTAATCTCCTCTTTTACCTTTTTTTGCTCTTGGTGAAATTTCTCGGTTTCCCTGCTCATTGCTTGGTTTAGGCAACTAAACATATCACGCAAAAGTTGAGCAGAGTGGTGAGTTGCATCTGATTTTTTAGCATTATCTTGCATACACCCATCTCCTTGATGATAACAATACTAAAAGTATCGCTGAAATTATATTATAGCAAGCATGATATGGTTTGAACAATTTGTTTTACTTATCAATAACAAATACCAATGCCCCACTCACCATCTGATGAGCAGGGTTTTAAAACTTGTTTAATTCTTAACGATAAATCAAGGTAGCGCCACCATAATAATTTAAGCGACCTGGCTCAAACATTGGTCTGCCCTGCGTATTTTGCAAATCCAAAGCTTGAGCAATTTTGGCAATTCTTAAGATGGTATCTTGCCCGTCATGGTACATTTTTTGTGCGACATTCTCATCCATAAATGGCAATCCTTTTAAGCTTTTGATCAGCTTAAGATATTTTCGGATATTAGTTACACTATCTGTCAGTGCAATGTATAGCTGTTCATAGCCATTGTTATCACCGTTATTGTTAAAGCCATAATTGCGGATAAATGACATGGCGGTATCAAAATCACTTGCCAAAAGCTCGCTATATCGTGGAATGTTAAATTTTTGATGTAGCGCGCTATAAATCGTCTGATAATGCCGACGATTTGACTGGCAGCGGCGAGCGACCGCTTGGCTGATTTGAGCTTGTTGTTCGACGCTGATCGTATGGCGATATTGCCCTGTCTTGCGGATAGCAGGCAAGACTTCATCAAATACCCAATTTTGAAACTTTACCGCTTCGGCTTTATTTGAGCGAAAAATCACACGATATAAATTTGGCTCATTGATAAAAGTAACTTGCTTTTTACCGCTTTCATAGCTGATATACATTTTATGTACACCAGCTTCTGATAGATTGAAACGGCTAGGGTTTGCGTTACTTATTGCTAAAATATTAGCCACATCAGGCAGACAAAACCAAATATCACCGCCGTTACGGATAGCAGTGCGAACTTGTTTGGTAGATTCAAAATTAAAGATTGAGATGTTAGACATTTGCTTTTACCTTTTTGATAGATTAAGTTAAAGCCCACATGGGCGACCAACGGCTCAAAACCATAAAGCAAAATGGCGGACTTATTCCCCTTTCGGGTCTTGTATTCGTCGCACCGTCGGTCATAACTTATCAAATAAGGTATGCAAATTCATGCACATCTTAGGTTGTCGGATTAACTTAAGAGACGCACATAAAAATATCACGCTGACGGGGTGATTTCCGTTGCTTTACGGCTTTTGAGACCGTGAACATACTATACAATAAAAAACCCAATCTGTAAAGACTGGGTTTGTGCATTATTTTGGTTGGCAGTTTTTCAGTTGTGGCGAGCCAATGACTTCACCGTCACCTTTACACACCAAGACAATATCTTGTCCTTTTTTAAGTGTTGTTGCGTATTGAGTAAAATCATTATTGCCTTGTGCGCTTACAGTTTGGAATTCATTTTTACCCACTAATTGCACGATCGCCTTATCGCCGACACCGCTGTCAATTCTTGCAACATTGCCTGATACTTCTAGCATTTTGCCTTTGTATTTTTGATCTGCTGCTACTTCATTGTCATCATAATCACTGGCGATCTCAGTGGCTGAAACCATCATCGGCGGCTCAGCAGGTGCTGCTGGTTCCGCTGTGTTGTTTGACGCTGATTGGTTATTATTATCGCCGCCTGACAGCATACCAATGATGATGCCAAGACCAATCAGGGCAATGACCGCAATCAAAATAAATTTAAAAAGCTTTTTCATTCAATAACTCCCTAGTTAATCGGAGTTATAACTTTACAACATTTTTTCTTGTTTGTTAAGATATTTTTTTGAAATAAAGCCCTAAGTTTTCTTAGAGCTTTTGTTATACTCATCAAGCCATAAATCATCAAGCATAAAAATAAGCTCAAACAGCCACGCCCTGGGCAATAAGCTTTGATAATGCTCACAAACATCACAAACATCACGCACAGACAACGGTAGGGCTATGCCTTGGGTGTATCGCCTTGCTCGGTTTGCTAGAGCAAAAACCATAAAGACATTGTCAACATACACATCACTGGCAGCAGGCGTGGGTAAATCAATCCCCAACCGCTGATAGCTCTCAATACGGTTTGGGGTAAGTGTTACCCTGATTTTTTCCCATTGGTAGCAGTCGTGGACTTTTTTACCAGTTTTGCCTTATTGTCTTCAAATTCTTGGCTAAGGCTGGCATAAGTTTCAAATAGCAAGGTAATAAACTGTGTTAATTTGTCTTTTTCAAAACCTTGGTCAAGCAAAATTAAAAAGTTATCGCCATTGATGGCTAATGGCTCACCATCAGCGGTAACATTCCATTGACTGATACAGTACTCACCTAAGATAAATAGCATGGCTTCGTACTCGCCAATTTCATCTTGATTGCCACGCTTTAAGCTGTCTTTGGTTACCTTTCTTGGCGTGTTTGCTATCTTTTGTACCTCAGCGGCGGCTCGTTTAAATGCTTCGCTTGCTTGAATTTCAAGCGTCAATTCAAGCCCATCAAATTCAATCTCACGCTTAGCACTCATCTTAGCGTCTTTTTTTAAGAGTGTTAAATCAAATGCCATGTTATTTTTTCCTTAAAGTTTATCGAATCGTATGGATAATATTGCCCATCTTAATTAAAAAACAAATGAACGGCGGTTAAAATCATATCCAGCTTATAAAGCGTAATCAGACTTGCCACCATCAGCCAAATGACAAATAAGCCGTGTTTTTCAATTAAATATTTCATAAAATCCACAATTATGGTAATATATTCCACAAGTTAATTCCTTTTGTGCGTTAAAAGGAATAAAAAAGCCTAGCTATTTGCAGTAGCTAGGCTTTTGCTTTATCGCTGATTAGGCGGTATGCTTTTCAATCACTGGGCTTTCATCAACCACCGTGTAAGACAAATCCACGGTAACCAAATCCGTGCCTGATGGGCTTGGAATTTCACCTGATACCTGAAATTTGGGTATTTTAATCACATACTTACTATTACCAAACTTAATCGGCAACTCAAGGCTTAGCGTTGCCCCTGTCATTTGGTTACTAATCATCTCATGGGCTTTTTGGCTATAAGCAATCGTCATAGAGCCTGTAATGTTGGTAAGCATGGCTAAGATATTACCACCATAGATATTATCGCCCAAGCACTTTTGTACTTCGGTTTGGTTATCAAGCTCAAAGCTAAAACTTTCAACACACACATCAAGTTTTGTGCCATTAACTTTAATCTCGCCAATAGACAAACCGCTTGCCTTAGCGGTATCTGCTTGGACGGTCGGTGTTTTGGCAAATGATGCCGTTTTACTTTCTTGATAGCCTAGACCTGTCATGCCAAACTTTAGCTTGATCAAGCTTGAAGTATCAATCGTCAGACCAAAGCTTGATACAACGCATCCTGTAAAGACATGGTTAACATTAATATCGCTAAAATCCTTGGCAATGGCAAACTGGGTCTTTGTTGCACCAACACTTAGCGTATTAGGGCTAGCACCTGCTGACCATTCACTCCAAAAAGCAGCAGCAATCAGTTCATCATACGCCCCAAACATAAGCTCGGTCTCAATATCGCCCTGCACACTTGCTGATGTTACCATGCCCGCTTTTGCCATGCGTGAGCCTGAAAGCATTTCACTGCTGGTAAGCTCTGTGGCAACAGTTAGCCCATTGCTGATATTTGGCAGGGTTTTCCAGCCAGTTTTGGGCAGGGTTTCGCCTGTTTGTTTGGCATATGCCGTTTTAACAAATGCTCCACTAGACATAAATCAATTCTCCGTATCATCAGTTCTTTGTTTTAACACTCGGTAATACTGACGCATGTAATAAATTTGGTCTTTCATTAATATCCACTCATGTGGGTGAATATCTTTGGGTTTTGGGCAGTCTAATATTGCCCCAAGTTTGGTAATTTCACCGTATAGCTCCAACAGCTGTCGGTGTCGGTTTTTTGGCATTAGTAGTATCTCCATGCTACGCTTACATTGATTTGATAGCAATCATGAAACCCTGCATTGATGATACTTGCCGTCAGTGTCTCAAGCCTACCAAACCGCCTTGTTTGTAAATGATTAGCTAGGCTATCCGCCTTTTGCTTAATCGCCACTGTGCCTAAATCCTGTGGGCAAAACAGCTGTATCACCAGCGTGCCTTGTTGCAGAATATCAGGCTTATCGCTGATACTGCGTACTTGATTGATACCGCCCAAAATCGTAACCCTGCCCCAAATGCCATCAGGGGGTTTAAAGTTTCGGTTTTCTTTGGCTAAGGGGATATCATCAAAATGCTCCCATGATTTGATATGCGTCAGTAGCGTTTGTTCAATGTGAAAACTGTTCATGTTTTATCCAATAAAAAACCGCCTATCTGATGATGGGCGGTTTGTTTTGTCAATCATTTTTTTGGCAATAAAAAAGCCAAACATTTTATAGAAAATGATTGACTTTATTTGTTGGTTAGCTTACAATATACACCAACAAGACAAGGTATTATCAGTCTTGGAGGTGGTAGCAAGGTTGCTGGAACAACCAAGCTACTGTACACTCACTAGCAGAAGGAAAAAGCGATGAAAACTTTCATACAAATCGCAATTATCCTTGTGTTGATTATCTTACTAAAATCTAGCAGTTAAGTCAAGCTCTAATCAACACAACGCAAGTCTCACAGCGACATCGTGGGGCTTGCGACTGCACAACCTAGGAGATTAAACCATGCCAAAAATCACAAGCACCCCAAAAAGCCAAACACAGCGTACCGCTGACTCTGATGCTAAGCGTGGCTTTAAAACCAAAGGCTTAAAGCTACATATTGATGACATTAGCTTAATAGAAAACTTATCCAAACGCTTAAACATTCCCCAAAATCAGCTCATCATGGATGCTGTGCGTGCATATCAAAGACAGCTTGATTAACCCAAATTGGCGATGGCACTGTTAAAGGCATTACCGTACACCCCTGTTGGGGCTTGTTGTGACCAGCCGTGTTCAAGTCGCAACGCATAGGGCAGGTTGTTTTGAATGTAGATGAGTGGGTAGGTGTGTTTTGGCAGACCTAAGACAAGTTCAATGCCACCGCCTGTCTCGGCATAGCTAGGACTGCCAATGCTGATATGATGGGCATTTTTGTAACGCCCTTTACGCACAGGACTTAGGGCGATGACATTGTTATAGCAGTCAATGGCAAATTTGCGATAAGTGGCGTCAATCTTATCAGCAATGGGTTCAACCGTGATTTTTTTTATGCCACTTAATCCCCATTTGTCCCCCTAAGCTGTATGAAATAACAGATACCTGCTGGGTCTTGGCTGATATTCATCACTTTCATCTGATTGATACTGTCATTCATCTGCGGTCTGTCTGTCAGCTCACTTTGCAAACAAATTAGCTTGGTATCTTGTTGCATGATGGTCTTGTTATCAATCTCATGGGCGTAAAAGCCTGTAAAAACGCCCCTACCGCTGTAATTGATGGTAGATAGTACTTGGGTATCATTAACCGCCCAATCATCATCAGATAAGATGACACGCTTAGCTGTGAAGTCTTTGACAGCATCCGCCAAATCGGTGTTAAAGGCATTGGCGATGTCGGCTGTGATTTCTTGTCTCATAGCCTACCCACCAACGCATTTACGCCATAGCTCTTTTTGATGTACGGCTGCATCAAGGCAAGGGCAATCATCTCATGCTGACCCATTGCCTGACCGTCCGCCCCATCGGCATAGGTTTTTGAAACAGACACATCCCCTGCTTTTGACGATTTGCTCGTCACTACGCCTTCGGTGCGTCCTGCCAACAGTTCGCCATTCATAAAAGCATGGGCAAGCTCAAGCCCTGCCTGCTTGATAGGCTCTGGCACATCGCCCACAAACTTCACACCTTTATTGATGAGATAGGCATTAACCACCATCAGCACACGCTCTTTATCAGGCGTATCAATGGGTAAATCATCTAACATAAAAACCCCCTAAAATACCCTTATAAGGATTTGGGTAAACCCCTATAAGGGTCAGATTATTCCTCTTTTGGCTTTCGGGTGCGTTTTGGCTTGGTATCGTCATCGGACACATTATCATCAAGCTCAAATCTTGGCAAATGCTCATAAGCTATTGGCACTTGCCCACAAACTTTATCACATTGTTCAAGATAATCTACCGCACCATAGGCTTTGGCGTTGCGAATAATAAGCCCATGCTGTTTAGCATAGGCTTGATTTTCTTGGCTAAAGTCATCGGTAAAATACAAAATACGCTCCATACCTTACCCCTAGGCTTTTGCGACAACCAACACGCCTGCGGTATCTTTGTCGCTTGATGCTGTCTTTTTCCAGTTGGTAGGCGTTGCCAATGCACCAGCGTTAGGATTTGCACCGCCTGCGGTCATATCCCACGTATACCCTTTAACGGATGCACCATAAGACCATTCAGCTTGATAAGCATTAGTGATGTTCTCTGTGCCTGTTTTTGGCACAATCACGCTGTTAAAATCGTTTTGGTTGTGGACAATCAAACCGCCTTCGGTTAAGCCCAAAATGTTATGCTTAGTGCTTTCATCGACCAAATCAGGGCAATCGGTTACGATAAACAAGCGTCCTTGTGGGTCTCGCAGTACACTGACATTTTCATAAGTGAATAGTCGCTCGTTGTTGCCAAGTGCTTTTAGTTGTAGGTTTGTCAAAGCACCAGAGTGCATTACCCACGCTCCAATCGCTTGTGAACGGTCGCCAAAACGGCTAGCCCCTTTGGTTAGGCTTGCAAAATCAAGGGCGGTTGTACCATCGCCTTCCACAAGAGCGGTATTGCCTTTAATGGCTGATACACCGCACTTAATGGCGGTATTTAGCATATCGGCAATGGTTGCACGTCCAAGCTGTTCACCAATCTTGATAGCGGCAAGCTGTGGGTTTTGCATTGTCCAGTTGTACTGTGCCGCCTCCCATAGGATTTCAGGCGTACCTGCTGCGATTTTTACCGCCACGTTTTTATGTTGGGTCAATCGTGCAGATGAAATGTTGTTTTGCCCATTTTCCACATCACGATGACGTACAAGGTTGGCAATCGCCTTAAAAGATGACGCTACATCAAAATCGCCCTTAAACGGCTTGGCAATCAGTTGAATTGTGCTGTTAGATTGTGCGTTAAATTTATCCACTTGTTGAGCGATAGTCTCGGTCATTACAAGGTGGGTTTCTTGGTTAAATTTGACTAAATCAAAAGCCATATTTATTCTCCGTTGTTTTGTTCATTTAGCCATGCAACACGCTCCTCATCGGTTTTGCAATCGGCTAAGGATTTGGGTGTATTTTTGCCCACGCCTGCTTGTGTCGCACCTGCACCACTTGCACCACTACCACGCAAAATGCTGTCTTTGTGTGGGTATTGGCTGATGATGGTTTCTAGTGCTTCGTCAAAATCTGCAAGCTCGCCTGGGTTCTTGCGTGAGTAAATCGGGTTTCCCCCCAAATTAGCCACAATCTTGCCGTTTTCCATCGTGAAATGACTGCCAAATGAACTTTGGACAATGTCAGACGGCAACAGCGTTTTGTCTTTGATAAAACTTGAGCGGGCAAATGCACCACCAATCACGGCATTGTTATATTCTTGTTTAATCTTATTGATTTGTGCGTCTTTCTCGGCAAGCTGTTCATCAAAAGCCTTTTTCGCTTCCGCTTTGACTTTCTCAACTTCGCCTGCGTCAATCAATCGCTTATCATCAAGGTTTTTAACCGTTTCAAGGGCTTTTTTAGCATCGTCAGCATTTAGACCATCAAAAGCCTTAAGCAAGGTTTCCGCTTTTTCTTTGGCTTCTCGGTGCTGTTTGGCTTCTGCATTGAGTTGTGAGATTTTCGCCATGTTTTGCATGGCGTCAAAAGCAATCTCTTGCCCATCGTCATACATATAAACAGGCTTACCATCTTGCACAACCACATTACCGTTTTCATCAGTTTTTAATTGCATGTTTGTCTCCATTTGCGTGCTATCCAGCACAAAACACCCTTGGTTTTCCAACCTTGGGCAACAAAAAAGCCCTATAATTGGGCCTTAATCTCATCTAGCGTCATCGGTCTTAAATTCTTATCAAATTCTTTAAACTCATCAACGCTACTTTCTTGAAATAGTTTGGCTTTTTTCTTGCCCAAAACTTCCACTTGATACGCTTTGGGCTGATTTTTTAGCCATTCATAATAGCTTTGATTTTTAACCACCCCATCCATACTGGCACGCTGTTTGGGCGTTTGATAGCCATCATAGACAATCTCAAAACTTGTACGGCAATTGTAATGATAGGGCGGATAAACTGCCTTATCAATCGGCATTATCTCACCGTCCAAATGCCTACAAATACCACTTGTTCGTAAATCTAAGGTTGCAATGACTTTAATGCCTTTGATGATGTCTTTGTTATCATGAATAAATTGCTGTTTGGCTTGATTTGCAACAATGGCTGTACCTGTGTGAGCAATGGTCTTGGCATGGCGTGTTGTGATTTGTAAAATCCCATCTTGGTAGCGGTTTTTGCGTGTACCCCTGATAATCCTAACAAGCTCTTGGTTTGGTAAGCCATTGGCATAAGCATAGCTGATGGCATTACTTATCTTTGTGCTTTGTTCATCACCAAACTTAGCCAAAATCTGATTAAGCGTTACACCAACCTGAGCAGATAGCTTGATGGGGCTGTCTGCGTCAAATTGTGGCTCATTCATGTTTAGCGTATCTGGCTTATCATCATCAATCATTTTGGTTTCAAGCGTATAGCTGTAATCGTATAGCTCTTGCCAATCTTGGGTTAACTCCAAGGCGTAACCTGCCAAAAAGCCCAAGAGCTTCTGCTTACTCTCGCCAATTAATAACTCAAATTCTTTATAGTTAAGCTCACTAATTTCATGACGAAATACCACCAATTGTAAAAACTCATCAATTTCATTAAGTGTGGTTTTAAACTTATTTGCCAGATGAACCTTGAACCTTTCTAAATTGATTAAATGCTTCATAAGTCATGCTCGGTTGTTCAATTAAGCCATCTATTTCATCATTGCTAAGCTCGCCACTGATTAAATTAAACTCACGGGCTTTATCATACAGTACAGATTTAGGCAGCTTGCCTGCGTCAATTAAACCTGATAGCTGTGTTAATAAGCCAATATCAACCGCATGTTGGCTAAATTGCTGTCTAATAACAAATTTCGGTGGATGCTTTGCCCCTGTGTATCTATTGCACCAGTTTAATAGTGATAAAAAGCCTTCGTTAATATTGGCAATACATAAAGATGCTTGGCTGTGCTGTGCTGATGTTTCATTTTCTGCTTGGGTTGCTGTTTTGATTGTACTGTTTGCTTGCTTGTGCGTTCAGTAGCCTTGTTTGACTACCTAAAGTTGTTGCCGATATGCCGTTTTTCTTGAATTTGTAAGCCAGTCATACGCTTACCTGACCTTTTTAGATAACACAAAACAAGGTGCATTTTGCTATTTATCCTTTGGTTGTTAAAATCACGCTTTTTTGCTGATTTTTTCTTTGGCTGTTCGGAATTGTCAAGATTGATGACTTTGCCACCTTTTTTGATAAATTCAGCGATTTGTTGCTCTTGGGCGTCTAAATCTGTTCTTGAATAATTAAAATCATTGCTCACAGAATTAGAGTTTGGTATAATAAATTCGTTCATTTAACTTTCCTTAAGTTAATCCGAAAATGGACACCGCCCCTAGCGATAACTAGGGGTTTTTTGATTTTCTGATTTTTCAATTTTCTCAAACCGATTCACTGTTAGCTCTCACATAATTAAAATCGGTATCAGGACTTAAAACATCACATTTCACGCACCCTTTACTATGCTTATCAATTTCAATAGCAAGTGTTGGATGGCATGTGCGGTTGCCACGGTAAATTTGCATCATTTGACCGTAAGTTGTACCGCACTTTTTAGCAAACTCAATACGATCTTGCTTATTCATTGATAGCAAATAGTTTCTTAATTCAACAATTTGCACTATAAACCCTCTTATCTATTAGCAATTGCTAATTATTATAACAATTAATAATAGCTTTTGCTATCTGTTTTTTTGTGTAGCATTTGCTATACTATATTTTTCAGTACAGAAAAAGAGAGGTCGGGAATGACACCAGAGATTCGATTGAAAAATTTAACCTTAGTTCTTGAGAAGATTGAAAAAGAAAAAGGGTTAAACTCATTCGCTAAAATCGCTAAAGAATATGATTTGAATGCAAGTTACTTATCTCAGTTAATGAACGGCAATCGTCAAATCGGCGAGCGTTCAGCTCGATCGCTAGAAAAAAAGCTGAAGTTGGAAAAATTTAGTTTGGATAATTGCCCGCTACAATCCAATATCAATCCTGATTTTGAATCAATCACCGAATGGGACAATGGCGCCCCACTGGATGATGATGAAGCTGAGATCCCTTTTTATAAAGACATTGCCTTTGCTTGTGGGCATGGTGCAGTCAATGGTGATGCACCGCTTGAGGGTCGTAAGCTGCGCATGGGCAGACGCACCTTGAGCAATCTGGGTGTGATGCCCATCAATGCCTATGCTGTCACTGCGTGCGATGACAGTATGACGCCCTATGTACAAGATGGCGACACCATCTATATCGATAAAGGACGAAAAGAAGTCAAAGATGGGCGGATTTTTGCGATTCGCTTTGGGGAGCTGTGCTTATGTAAGCGTCTGTATCGACTGCCTGATGGTGGCGTGCGTATCGTCAGTGATAATGCCGCTGAATTTCCTGAGCAGGTCGCCACCAAGCAGCAGATCAGCGATGGTGAGTTTGAAGTGATTGGCTGGGTGTGGAGTGTCAGCCGTCTTGAGCGGTGGTAATGAATTTAAGATCACCAAACGCATATTGAAGAAAATTTAGGAGTAATAGCCGTGACAGCAGAAACCTTTCATTTAATACCAGCTATCACAGGTGCTGTGAGTGGCGCTGCATCAGTTGGTTTGCTAAATGGACCTTTGCAAACCTTGCAAGATATTTGGTTTGTGGTATATGGTCACAAGTGGCATTATAAAGTTGAAAGCATTAAGGCTCAACAAGCAATGAATATACAAGCCATGCAGAACAACATTCAGACCGGTATTGAAAAAATACCAGCAAATGCACTCAAAGACCCCAATGTGGCAATTATCGGCCCAGCGTTGGAAGCCAGCCGATTTCATATGAACGAAGAGAACATTCGCGAAATGTTTGCCAATTTGATTGTGTCAGCCATGGATGAGAGAAAAGATGGTCAGGTGCATCATGCGTTTGTAGAGATTATCAAATCACTTAGCCCATTGGATGCCAAAAATCTAGAATATCTAAGTCAAAGCGGTGATGCACCAATTGTGAATATTGTCAAAGAAGCAAGTTATGGCTTTCATATGCTTCACCAACATGTATTTTTAGGCAATCGCCAAGTACTAGATCCCAACTTGATTACACCATCTATTGATAACCTTGCACGCCTTAAGCTAATAGATGTGACATATACCGAACACTTGACACATGAACCAGTCTATGATCCCTTTTATCACTCAGCCTTATATCAAGAAAAAGTTTCAGAACTGGGCAAAGAGCTTAAACTTCGAAGACTGGATATATCCAAGCTTCAAGATCTCACTAGACCAGTTGAACTCGATGGCAAGGTTCTAAACAAAGATGAACGAACTGAACAAATAGAGCTGATAAACAAAGAATTAGAGTCCAAAATTGAGATACAAAAAGGCATTATTAAACTTACTGCTTTTGGTAAAAATTTCCTAAGCGTCTGTTCGCCCACGACTTAGAGACTGCTTAATCTCATTTACAAAGCGCTTAGTAAAGGCTTTTTTGTTCGTCCGTCATGGGGTTTGGGTCAATGATGAGAAAATCCTGCACCGATTTGTCTTTATCCGCCGCTTGCATGTAGGCAAGTAAGGCAAAGCCTTGTAAGTATTTTTTGGCGTTTTGGGTGGCTTTTTGGATGTTACGGCTAAAATGAACCGTATTTGCTCCAAGCACAATGTTAATTGCCAGTGCCATGTTGCCATCCTTTAAGTAAAAAAACCCACCGCATTGGGTGGGTTTTGGTCGTGATTGGGTCGTTAAGCGATGTGTTTTAAAAACTGCTGATATTTGTGCTTGCTTAATTGTAAAATGGCAGATTTGCCATCGTCAAACTCAATATGACAAACATAAGCGTCTTTGGTACGATTGGGTAGCCCAGCACCAATAGACAGGGCAACCAGTGCAGGCAAAACGCCCGCCCCAACAAAGAGCGTGCCAACAGTGGCACTGATGGCACCATTTTGAACCGAATTTGCCAAATTTGCCACCTGATCGATGTCAATGAGCTCAAATCTTTGTACCTGAGTGCTAAGATTGTACACATGGTTTTTGTTGGTTTGTTTGTCCATGATGGCAAGAAAACAACCAAACGATGACGCCGATTTTATAAAATCATCAGAATGTAACAGTTTAATGCCAAACATAGTATGTGGTTATTATTATTTTTAGCTATTAAAAGACCTACAACTTTTGCTGTAGGTCTTTTATTTTATTGGTACCAGTGGTCGGACTCGAACCGACACGCTTTTAAGGGCAACGGATTTTGAATCCGTCGTGTCTACCAATTTCACCACACTGGCATGTATGGTTAGCCTAACTGGCTATGAGTGCGTATTATACTGATATTTTTATCGCTGTCAATACTTTTTATCAATTTTTTTCGTTAAATAATGATTTGATGGTTTAGATGATAAAAACCAAAGCACGCTTAGTCATATTTTGTCATATGTTATGATAAATTATGGCGGTATGGTCAGCCGATATTACAAATTGCTTAACAGTTGATAACATATCATTAACATGATAACATACTAATAGCAAGGTTTTTTGTTGTTTTTATTTGTTTATCTAAGGAATTCTT